CATATTCTGGAGGTCCTTCACTTGCGGGTGTTTTACGCAATAATGTATCATTGCCGTCGTCCATGACAAATGTTGTACCACCTAATCTACTAACAAATGCTCCTGTAACTTTGCTTTCGTAGTGTCCTATATTTCCTTTTTTAGCATTTGGTCTGCGATCAACTGGTCCAGGGGTACTAATACCAAATACCATGCTTGGCATATCTCTTCTAGCACTAGAAGTAGTAGTTCCTCTAGTTTCATCAGTTGATAGTCCTTGTCTTCCCAGAACATCATTGAAAGGATGAGATGGCTTTTTAATTAGAGTAGTATCACGTTGTACATTTTCATTAACACGTTTGTTGAATTCTGCAACAACTTTTTTGCCTTTAGTCGGATCTGTATGTGCTTCAGTCGCGGCAAGTCCAGGCACCATGAAGTTCATATATTCGTCCGGAGCACATCCAATCCAGTAGCCTTGTTTAATATCGCCTTCAATAAAAATTACTGCAACAACTGTGCCCACATCAGGAGGTACTGCCCAGAATCCATAACTTTTTTGTGTACCGTTAAAGTCATTGTTTCTATCAGTATGTTCGACAGCAGTTACTCCGTAAAACGGAGATAAGTATCGAACAGGTATAGTTTGTCCTTCTCTATTATAGATATTGCCAACTTCTCGTATTAGTTGCACTTGTAGAGTGCCCATATACTTAGAATCAATATTACTTACAATCCTAGCCAGGTAAGGGCCGCCGTTGAGTTTGTTAGAGTCTTCTGATGATCTAATTGGTTCTGACATTACGGGCCCATCCAGGAATTTGCAAACATTTCATTTTTCTCAGCATCGGTCATTACTCCAGTAGCAGACGATGCAGTTACCACGGCGGCCGCGCTTGCATCAGGTGTTTTAGGATCTGCTGAGGCGCGATTCAATCTAGCATTTTCTGCACGGTCATACGATCCGTCATCAGTTGCGGCATTAGTTGCCACAGGAGTTGCTTCTACACTGTCTGCCGCCTGTCTAGTTCTTCTCATAAGTTTTAATTCTTGCGTAAATTTTCCACGAGAAATTCTGTGCAATACAAAATTTACTTTGTACAAGCCGCTAAAACTTTCAACGATTTCAGTATTACCAAAACTCATAATTCCATCATCGCCGTAGTCTAGAGGAGTTCTAAAATTAATAATAATGTCTACTTCCCCGCTTTGATAGTCCATAGCATTTGTGTCTGTGACATTGAATCTGCCTGACCCGGTATTACTAAAATTACCCATACCACTATCAGCAAGAAAGTAAGGATCTCCAAAAATTGACATTGTTGCTGTCATTAAATCTGTTCTACTATCATACAGTGCTTTTTGAAATTGTTTAGCCACTAGTGTTCTATAATCTTCTGAGACTGTGCCACCGTCTTCAGTATTGACTTCTGTACGATACCCCATGCCAACGTTTCCTATTAATGAATCTTTAACTTCTGGTCGATTATTTGGAGTTTTTACGCCGGTGTTGGGAGCGGCGGCGCCTTGTTGACCTGCTTGAGCCGCAGTATTATTACCTTTGCTGTTGTCTGCGGTCACTGTGTTAAAGAACGCTCGTTGAAATTCAATTTCTAAATCAATGATTTCAGTATTTTTTCCAGTATAGATATAATCGTAGACTTTTGCCGCTTCTTTTCGTAATCGGTCATAGCCTTTTACTCTAGAGCCGCCGGCTGAAATTTTTGAACTGTGTGCTTTATAAGGAACAATTTTAAAAATTAATAACTTAGGATCATCGTTGTTACCTATGTTACCTTCCTTTGGTGGTCGATAGTCAACTTGGGATTCAATTCTAAACCAGTTAACCATTCCCAATTCATCAATATTTTTGTCTTCGACTGCATCCTTACAATACTTGCTGTTTTGCATTATACTAGATATAGCATTAATTATACTAGTTCCCTGACTGTAAATAAATTGTCGTGTACTGCTGTCGTTGACAACTTTGCTTTTCTTAACGGGTTTACTAGCATCTGGTTGCGCAGTATTTTGCTGATTAACTTTAGTCTCTCCGGCTGTTGTGCTATCAAAATCCATAATGCTTAGACCAATATCATTTAAAGTATCTTCAGACTGTGTTAGATTGCTGGCGCTGTCCGCTCGATTAACAGTGATAGTTTCTGTAGTTCGACTGGTTGCGCTTTCTACCTCACCCGATTCGGGATTAAACTGTTGAATAATATCGCCATCTGGTTTTGGAAACACAATCACGATTTCATCAAATGCAGTTGGTGCTAGTTGTTTTTCTGCTAACTCTTGTAATCGTTTATTAAGCACAGTTTGTAAACTAAACTCACCGGTTTGTAAAACTTCGCGTACAGTTTTTCCGCTGACTGCTATGTCGCTTTGGAACAAAGAATAGTTATTATTATGCACTATTTCATTAGACGGATGACATTTTACTCTGTAAGTTGCTCCGCCGGCTTTTACACTCATTGCAATGTCTTTAACAGTCATTGGAATATGTCTAGTGACATTCTCCACCAGCGTTGGGTTTCCGTCTGAATCAAACCCAACAAATTGAATAGTTAATAAAAATATACTATTGAGATAACCGTTTTTCCAACCATTTTTTCTTGCTGCCACTTCGCAGGACTGTAAAAATACACCCATGCTGTAGGGTTCTCTAACTTCAAAACTAATGTCGGTGGCATTACTACCTTTGGTTTGTTCATTGTGAGATATGATAGACTGCATTTCTAAATTATCAATAAAGAAATCATATTGTCCCGACGGGTTGTCCCTAGTAGTCATATCCGTTTCTTGCAATCGGCTACCGCCGCCGGCACTCCGTAATACAATCTCTCCTAAGAATCCTGCCTTATAACTTTCTAAAGGTGTTTTGTGCTGGGTCGCTGATATGCTACTCAACGTCATAACTGCATTGAAACTGCTAAACTGAGACAACGGATTTATTAAAGGTAATTCAATTTCTTGTGCTGCTGGCGCAGAATTGTCTCCGATTGTTACCGAGTTCCCCACTCCAGTATCTTTAAGTTTTCGGTCGGCGCCATTGTATACTTCTCGTTTAGGAGGCACTGTACTAGTGCCAGGCTTGGCTGGAGTTGTTGTGCCAGGAGTTGTTGTGCCAGGTGGCTTAGGCGGAGTGAATCCTGATTTGCCTCCAACATAGGCTTTACCTTCATTGAAATATTTTCCGGCAGAAGTGCCGTTGGCGTCTGTTTTAGTAAGGCCGCTTTTTATCACGCTGCCAGCACCCACAAGATGAGATGCTGAAACATATCCAGCAACATCTGCTGCCGGAGTATCAGCAGTAATTATACCTTTCCTAGACAACGTTTTGTAATTGCTGTCTGCAAGTTTGTCAAAGGCTTGATCTTGTAAGGCTTTGTTGGCAAGGAATCCTTGTTTACTGCCGGGAGGATTATTCCAATTGGCAGGATTATCTAACAAATCTTTGTGTCCCTGGGCTCCTAATTTGGAGTACCGTGTGATCACTCCAGGCTTAATTAGCCCTTGGTCTTGAAGTGCTTGGGCGCCGAATTGATATGCGCCGATGTAACCAAATTTGTTTTCAACTTGGTAATTGCCTGCTGTGGAGCCGCTTTCTTTTAGGCGGATAAATTCTCGAAGTTTTTCAGAATTATCAGCACCTAACGTATTTTGCAACTTGGTCATACGTTACAGCCCTAGCAATTTAAAAAGTCCTGATTTCTTAGGAACATAAATTTCTACACCTGCCCTAAAATCAAATATAGGATCTTGAATAACGTCTAGGTTGCGCTGTGTAAATACCCACCACAACTTAGTAGAGTCGTACAAATAATATGCCAGTAAATCGGGACGATGATTGAACTGAGGTTCAATGCTGTATAAAATGTCATCGTCTTCAGCAGCCACGGGCCTAATTGCAAAGTGATCTAAGAATCCTGATTTGACTTTAGTCTTTGCCCAAGGACTAGAATTAGTATATTTTACAGCCATTAGATGAATCCCTTATCGTTGATATAATTACCTTTAACAAAGTCTTGAAGATTAAAGTTACGTACTGCTTCTCTACTATAGACTGGCATTAATGTTAAAGTAATAACGCTTTTAACTGGAACATATCCCACACCATCAACATCGAACTCTGACCCTTCAATAGTTGTATTTCCAACAAATTTACTTGAAATATAATCTACATCTTTAGGCAATTCTACTGAAAAGTTTGTAACTACCACAGGCACATTATTAAACACAAAATCACCGTATCCGTTGAGTTTTAGCACCGGTGGAGGTGCTCCTGGATTTTCTGTGTTTTCACCAAAATACATTTTTGTCACACTGCGCAAGTAATGAACTGCGGCAATCCAATATGCGGCATCATTACTGTCTTCACAATAAAAATCTCCGGTAATGGTAATCTTATCCAATTTGCTGTTTTCATAAGATGCAAATGAATAATTATTATGTACAGCATCCATTGCAGAATACGATGCTTGATGAGTCAATGATATACTTGGGGTAAAAGGGAAAATAAACTTCCCAATTTCATTAAGGGGTTTTAAAATCTTGCTGTCAGCATATGAGCCGCCCGGAATACTTAAACTAACACGCCAATCTTTTGCTCCTGTAGATGCAAACTGTGCAGTAGTGGCCTTAGTACCCGATACAGGCTGTGCTCCTGGACTAAGAACTTTGCTTATGGCACCGCCAAACTTTCGTATGTTATCAACTAATCCGGCGCCGGCTTGAAGTGCAGATCCTGCTCGTCCGCCTACACTGGATCCAAGGCTGTTGGCTCCTTTGACAAAAGTATCTAGATTAAGTGGCATATTGGCTATCTCCGTTACACATATTTATTGACTTTATTAAGTGCAGAGTTTATTATAGCATATAGGAGTACTATAAAAATAATGAAAAAAGTTAACTACCTGAATAACAAGGATTTGTTGTCAGAAATCCATAAAAGTAAAAATACTTTTAGCAGTTACACAAAACCAGAGTACCATCAATACGATCTTATTCTACCAAGTTTGGAAAAGATCAATATTCGAACTATTGCAGAAGCCAAACGGGTCAAAGCAAAACGCCTAGGTCATCAAGCGTTTGAAGCAGCCAAGGCTCTGGAAGTCAAAGTCAAACTAGCAGAGTTTGAAGTAGACTACAAAAAAATTGAAAAGACAGACTTAGTGTTTAGGATAATGACCTACGAACATATTCCGTTGGAGCCGGGCCGAAAGAAAAGTGTTAAAACTGCCGCCGACTCCAGAGCCAAAGTTAACTTTCCGGCTTTTCAGCATTGGAAGTTTGACGACAACGATGAACTAATATGCGTTGGCAAAAGTCATTGGAAGGGCGATGTAGAAAAAGGCAACTTTTCCAAAGAACACGGACAGATTACAGATACATTGGCTCGTATGTATATCAAACTATGTGAGCGATATGCCACTAGAGGTAACGTTCGAGGCTATACTTACAACGACGAAATGAAGGGTCAAGCGATCCTACAACTAACACAAA